CGAGCATAAGTTTCAAGCCTTGTTGTTTCATCAACAATATTTTGATTTTTATTGACCATGAATTCAATAAGTTGCTTACGAGCCAAAGGACTGTTTTCCAATTGAGGAACAAGACTTTGAATAAATTTACGATCTTCGTTTGAAAATCCAGCGCCTAACCTGCCACCAAGAGTTCCAAGAATAACGTCGCCAGCAGTTTTCTGATAGTTTTCAGAAGCAGATAATTTATCTACATCTTTGCCACTAGCAAGGCCAAGTGTTGAAAGTAAGTTTGTTGCACCAACACGACCAGTAGCAAATGTTCCACTAATTAAATCTTGTTGGTTTAATTGATTAAGCCTGTTCAATGAGTTTAATGTTGCAATTGCGCTATCCCTAGTTTCAATTGCTCCAGCAACTTTTTTAGCATCCAACTCGCCAAGTTGTTTAGTAAATGCTGTTTCTCCAGCAGACGATGCAGTGGCACTTACTTTAGCTGTTGTTCTATCAACACCGCCAATGTAAGGAACACGAGTTTGTTTTCCATCAATACCTTTTTGATATGTGAATTGCAAATCATTATTTACATCAAGATAAACAGGCGCACGAGTTCCTTCTGCAACACCAATTTCTTTAATGTTTGCTGGAGTTTCTTTGGTTGGCTTCTCAATTAACTCTAAATCGGCAACATTTTGAGATGTTTTATATGCAGCCATACTTGCAGGAGTGTATTTTCCTGATCGAACAAGTTGTTCAAATGGGTCTGCACCCTGCTTTTCACGGGTTCTTTGTGCAATTAAAGCCATATCACTTTGAGCCTTGCGTCCAGCTTTAGCAAGAGCCATAGCAAACTCAGGATCGCCATTTTGTGCAGCCAATTGAGCTACTTGCATAAAAGAATCAGGATTGCTTTGATCTAGTTGACTAGCAAGTTGCTGTCTCATAGTAATCTTCTGCAACTGAGGGTCAACACCACCTAATGCTCCACCAATAGCACCACCCAAGTTGTAAGCACCTTGACCAATAGCAGATTCAGCCCTTTGGATAGGAGTTAACTTAGCGTATTCCATTGCTCTTGCACGAGCAAGGTCTTGTTGTTGTTGTTGATACTGTTGTGGGCTTGCAAACAAACCTAAGATTTCTGATGGTGATGCCATGTTTTACCCCTTATAAATAACCGTAGTAACCACCAAATTGCTCTGGGCTAATGCCATATCCAGCAGCACCAGATGGAGCACCACCACTAAACAAGTTGCCAAAATTAAAATTAGAAAACGCATTTTGCAACTGAGGATTCTGTGAACCTGAAATCAATGCAGTAGCCAATGGGTTGTAAGCATTTGCCGCACCTCTTAACTGAGCCGCACTCATGCCACCAGCCATCAAAGCATTAGCAGCATAATTGCTTTGACCTTTAGCACCAATGTTGATGCCAATATCTAGCGGATTCTGTCCAAGTGCTTCAATAGCCTTTTCTTGACCCATGTAAGCCTCAAATGGGCGCAAAGCACCAACTTGTCCCAATTGATATTGGTCTAACAAATTAGAACCAACACCAAACAATCCAGCACCAAACTTCAACTGCTCTTGTCCGGCAGTCTGAGCCTGATTAGCCAACTGCAAGTCTTGTTGAGCCAAAGCGTTGTAGTAGGCTTCCAACTCAGGATTAGTAGCACCTAAACCAGCACCACCACCCGGACGCATACCTGTAGCACCTACAGACAGTCCACCACGACCAGTTTGGAACAATCTGTTTTGCAACTGAGCCATCTCACGCTCACGGCTAGGAGCAAGCAAGTCCTGTTGACGCTGCATATATTGCTGTGCAACTTGTTCAGGAGTCTGCTGAATGTACTGTTGACCAAGGCTATAAAGATTACTAGCCGCACCAGTCAAAGGCGCATACTGTTGACCAGCCATCTCTGCCTGACTCAAAGCACCACCAGACAATCCTCTAAACCTGTTTTGATAGGCTTGTAGTTCAGGACTGACGTTGTAAGAAGCACCAGAGACACGACCAGAAGGGTCTGTCTGGAACTGAGAGCTACCAAACCTAGTGGTAACGCCTACAGGTCGGAAACGAGCTTCTTCAGCCGCTAATTGAGCCGCCCGCATCTCAGCATTAGCTTGAGTATTAGCCGCATCTTTTGCAGACTCTCCTTGCAAATATCCACCAAGTAAACTTGCGCCAGCAACAATGAATGGCATATCAATCCCCTTTAATCAAAATCTCATCCACTTTAGACGGGTCTTTCTCGTCTGTGGCATGAATACAGAACCAAACACAATCAGTAATGGCTTTTACACCATGAGTAACACCAGCCTCAATCTCAATGCAAGCTGGCGCAGAAACAATGTCAATCTCAGTACCACGCAACACAGCAACTTTCCCATGAGCCAAGATAGACAGATGGCTGAAGCTGTGTGTGTGCTTCATGATGGTCATGCCTGCCGTAAAGAATGACTCTTTGGCATACAGTCCATCACTGAAGTGATGAGTAATGCGGAATTCTGGGTCTTGCATCATCATGCTGTGCGCTTCCACACTGCAACAGTGATGTAGGGCTGATAGTTGGCGTTTGTGCCACTAGAACCTGTTGATGCAACCGTCACAGAACCAGCAGGAGTGCCACCAGATACAGATGATGTGCTTGCAGCAGAAGAAGCACTATTCAAGTCACCGCCACCAATGCCACCACCACCACCGGGACTGTATCCACCACCCATTGTGTGACTGTGGGATGCCAATGCAGTACCTGTAAAGGTAGCCGTGTGGGTATGACTGACAGTGATTGTATCTGCACTACCACCAGTTTCTTCAAGAGTATCAAACAGTGCATTGCTTGCGTTGTAACCAACAATCACACGACCTGCACCAAATGCCGCCCAAGTGCCAAAGCCAAGCAAAGTACCGGGATTGGTTGTGACAGATGAGTTGAAGTACAAAGAACCAACTGGATACAAAGCACTCAATGCCGCTTGAACAAAAGCAGTCGTGGCAAGAGCAGTAGAGTTGTTACCAGCACTCTGAGTAACACCAGTAGTACCTGTAGGCAACACTGGTGAACCAGTAAATGTAGGACTTGTGGTGTCAGCTTTGGTTGCAACAGCGGTCTGAATGTTATTGAACTCAGTATCAATCTCAGTACCCTTGACAATCTTTAAAGCATTGCCAGAAGATAGGTTATCTTTGGTAGCGAAATTAGTACTTTTTGTGTAGTCTGACAAGATAATCTCCTTTAACTTACTTTGCCACGTTTGGCTTGAATTTCAATTTTCTGTATAGACAAGGCTGTGCCATTGATGTCAGCCTCATACCCTGTTTGTACAACCTTACCCGCACCAGACGCAGAAACATTCAATGTCTGCAAAGCAACACCATCAGAGTAATACGCAACAGTGGTTGCATTTGCGCCATACTCAGCAATGCCATAGTAGTAAACATCTTGTTCTGGAATACTTGCGTTGTCTGACAAATAGTTGGTCTTAAAGTCAAAGCCCCACTTAAATGTCACATCTTGGTTTGTTCCACCAATCACCACAATTGACAACTTCTTCAAAATGGAAGTTACATTCTGATCACCAAGGTCAGCATGGTTTGTGTAGTACAAGAACCGATACGCTTCATTGTGATCTTGGTAGGTGTTATACAAGGCTACATAACCGTTTTGACCTAATAACAAACTGCCATCTCTTTTAGAGAGCAAAGACTTTGGCGTGATAGAGTCCCAAGTTGTAACCCTTGCCGCACCATCTGGCAAGAAAGCCTTTGTATCGAAACACCATGTAGTGTCAATGCTTGGAGTTACTAACAAGTAAAACGCTTGTCTCTCAGAGTAAACAGACTTAATGTTGGCTAATGTCTCACCCGCCACAGTTCCCATCAAGTCATTACGTATATTCTTAGACAAGTCTCTCTCAGGCGCAGACTTCTCTTGGATTGTTCTCATCAACGATCTGACACCAGAGTTAGACAAGAACAACACATCCGTACTCGTTGTTTGAATACTATCTCTAGCAATACAACCTATGCCCTCAACTGTGTCGCTCAAGGTCATTGTGGATGGAGTGGTTGCATTGGCATAAACCAAGATTTGACGCTTACCAAAGATAAACAAGAATCCATTGTGTGCCGCCAAACCAGTAATCTCATCTGAGCCGTTAGGCCACACCCTAGAGACATCCAAACTACCAGAAGTGCCAGTAGCCCAAATATGCCCCGCAGTTAGATCACTAAATGACACAGTTGAATTGTTGGACGTTGTAGTTGCCACCCACAATCTTCCGTAAGCAGACAGCGCAATGTTTGCATCAGGCACAGTACCTACATAACCGGTTTTCTCAGACACACGCCTGTAAGTAGTGGTACTTACGGCAGGGTCATATATCAATGGGTTATGACCAGACTGAAAAAAGTATGTAATTTGACTTAAGGAAACAACTTGCCAGTTGCTTGCCGTGATGGTAGGGGCAGACCCCCCTCCCCCATAGGTCAACTCTGTTACCGCATTGGATGCGCCTAGTTTGAATAACTTGTTGTTGCCAGCAAACAGTACAGTTAAAGAACCATCTGCTTGGATTAACTCATGGATAACTTTGACATCATTAGCACCTAAATTGCCACTAGATGCGTTAACCCTAGACCACCCTTGACGTGAACCAATGCGTCCGTATTGGTCAATGATGCAATTGGTGGCAACAAGCGCAAACCCAGCATTCAAATCCAAGGGCGAATCTTGGGTGTTTAACCCGTAGAAGCCTGGGGCTGAGATGCTGTATGTTTGGATTGTTTGGCTCATATTGCCACAAACTCCCCTGTCTCAGGATAACGAGTACCCTCAAGAGCAATATAGTCTGACAGCATTGATCTGTATAGCCCATAAGCCTCTGAAGAGGTTAGTCCACCATCTTCACCACGCTCAACCAATGCACGAGCATAAGCATTTTGTGCCACCAACACATCAGGCACTTTCACCACAGTTCCATCCGCAGACAAGGTGGCTTGTGGGACAATTAAGGAAAACTTGATTGTGTATACACCATTAGGGATTGGGAACAGGGTGACTTTAGTATCGTAAGAGCCATCCACGCCATCAAAGGCAAACTCAGTTGGAATTGCGTTCACCAATGGCGTGAAGTTTTGCTTGCGATTCATGTCCACAAAGTTGATGTTTGTGAGACTTATATTGCTTGTTGTGTTTATAACATCTTGCACTTGGAACTTCTGACCAGCCCCTGTAAGGGAGTAGGAAGCAGTACCAGATGCTGTGGTTACTGTGATGGTTTGACCCAAGATATTCCAACCAAACGCATCTTCTACTTGACGCTTGGCATCATTGACAAACTTGCCAATCAGGGTGGAATAGGAGGTTTCTGCGTTAGTAGAGACTGTTGTCTCACGCAACCGAACCAAGACATCGTTAATCAGTTCTAAGTAGGTCATTGTCTTGTCAATCCTATTTCTTCAAAGGTTGCTATAAAACTGAATGAACTTGCAGACTGAGTAGTTATTTTTATCTTATCGCCTTCTTCTAAAACAATGTAGGCGTTGCCATCAAACTGCAAATATTGTTTTGTACTGAAATCGTAATTAGTCAATATATCAAGTGTGCTATTGGCACTTGCATCAAACCATTGAACAGTTATATGCTTGGTAGACCCGCCTGTATTGTGTATGTACATTACAGTAAATTTGGCGTAATAGCCCGTAGGACACGTATAGACTGTTGTGTCTACTGCCGCTGTGGGACTAACTCCAACCGATAATGCTCTCATTTGCTTGCCTTCGCCTTATTTCGTGATGAAATTGCTCTAGCCTTTGCCTTTGCATCAGCCTTGGAATCCGCACCCCAAGCCTTCAGCGAAAGAAGCAATCGAGTCGGTTCTCCGTTCTTGTACTCAGCACCAGCCATATTACCCATGCGAGCCAAGAAACTTGCTCTACGGGGGTTATCCCCCGATTTAACTGGTGCTTTTAAGTTACCACCAGTTTCCGCATTATAAGATGATCTTCCCTTGGAGTTCAAGCCGCCAGATTTTGATTGCCCCTCACTCCTAACCCAAGCTGGACTCTTGAACTTTTGCATGATGATTCTCCAATATTGTTGAGCACCATTGATAAAGTTGTCCTATGGGAAGGTCTGATTTCATCCGATTTACAACATCACAAACAAATTGTACATTGCCTTGAATATAACCCAGAGAACTATCTATCCTATCAATGCTGATATTTGTCAAAACCCTTCCAGAACCAGAAATATAAGTCATTTCAACTCCAGAAATAGCGCATTTTCCTTGTTGTTTGTTGTATAGGTCAACCAAGTAAAAAATATCAATATTGAAGCCAAGATGCTGTTTTCTTTGTGTTGCGTGATACAAAATTGATGAAATAAAGTTTTTAGGAGTAAGTGATCTTTTTTTGCATTTTGACGAGTAATTAACTGGATGTTGTTCTTTGGCAAGCTCCAAAACACAGTGTTTACACTTTGACCTATATTTTTTTGTGCCATCGCTAAAACAGCCATTAGAGTAGAAATCTGACAAAGGTTTATGCAATTTACATGACGAACACATTTGCCGCCCAAGAGCAAGTATTTCCGAATGAACTGGCCTAGCTTTGTTTTTTCTTTCCTTAACCCTACGACATTGTTTGCAATATGGCCTATATCTAATAGCGCCATCTTTACGAACGCCATGAATATAAAAATCAAAAAGAGACTTGCTGTTTTGACATTTTGGACAAAACGCAAAAGACAAGTCATCTTTTCCCCGAATAATGAATGAGTTAAATTTCTCCATCTTGCCATTATATAACATCCACTGCTTTGACCAGCTTTTGTTTGCCAAGTGGGAGATTTCATCACTTCACCTTTTTAGGCTTCTTTGCAGTCTTTGCCGCCTTCTTGAAGTCAGCATCTGTAGGTGCGGCCTTAGAACCCACCTTGTTCATCTTTTCACCAGAACCAGCCTTGATACGGGCTTGTTTAGCGTTAATGTTGGCGTAGAGTCCTTGTTTCATTTCTTCTTAGCCTTTCCAGCTTCTGACAAAGCAATTGCAATAGCCTGTTTTTGAGACTTTACGACCTTGCCACCCTTACCAGAGTGCAAAGCACCTTCCTTAAACTCCCCCATGACCTTTTTGACTTTCTTTTGGGATTTAGTCATTTTCATAGGGTTTCTCCTTAGTACAGGATTTTGGCGGTAATTGAACCTGAAGTCCAAGCAGTCACATTGGCTCGCAAATACTTAGGCGCATTGGCGGCAATGACGATGCCGTTAGCAGTCAAAGCAGTGCCAACTGTTGACCAATTAGTACCGTCAAGACTACCCTCCAAGGCAACAGTAGCAGTGGTGATACCTGAGACTTGCAAGAACGCTGGCTGACCAGCATCAGCTTGCACAGCCTTAGAAGCACCTGTAGCCCCAACTGCGCTAAGAAGTGTGATTGGTGCGGTTAAAGATGACATTATTTACCTCTTGAAGATTTTTTCATCATGTTGGTAGCAGTACGCTGACCACGCATAGGCATAGCCTTCTTTGGCTTACCAATAGCAACCATAATGGTCACAGGCACACCCTTTTTCTTGCCGTACTCTTTAGCTTCTTTTTCACCCTTTTCAGAGTAGGGAAACTTCTTTTTTCCAACCATAGGCATAGCGTTCTCCTTATTTCCAGACTCGATCAGCAACAAAGGTCACGATACCGCCCATAAAGGAAGCGATAGTCATTCCCATCCAAAAACCACCTTTACCCTTGTTGGCAAGTTCCAACAGGGCTTTGACATCAGAACTGAGTGAGTGCATCTCCTTCTGGAGAGCCTCGACTTGAGCCTCTAATTTGCCAAACTCTCTGGCATTAATATCAGACATTTGCTACCTTTCTGGGTCGACCCATGCGTTTAATTGTGGGAATGACAGGCGCACGAAAGGCGGTATCTGTACGAACTGAATCATAAGATTCTATGGTTACTTCTGGTTCGTCTACCCTTACATACCCTTGATGACCCTTCATGGAGTCAATATCGTGTTGCAAGGTAAAAGTCACGGTGTTACCTGACTGAAGACAACGAAAAGTAACCATAAGACCCCTTAAATAAGAAAGGGGGAACAAGTCCCCCTTATCTTTACACCATTCGAGCAATAACCAAGTTCAATGTTGTTGAAGCCAAGTCCACAGAACTTGCTGTTGGGTTGTAGGTCACGATGGTAACGGTATTGGCGGCTGAAACATAGGCTCTACGAACCAAGCCCGCCTCATCTACACCAATTGCCATACCAAGAACCATGTCGCCCAAAGCCACGCCTGCAACAGTTACTGTGTCTGTAGCTGTAGCAGTGGTAGCAACTGATGCGCTATTCAAAGTACAAGTTACATCCCAAGTATCTGTAAACAGACCACGGAATTGATCGTTTCCACGGCGGGAAACTACTGCTGTTGCTGCTGCCATTTTGATTTCTCCTAATTAAGTTAAAAAAGTCCCCCCACCACTAGGGCAGGGGGCGCAACTGCAATTAGCTAGGAACAACCAAAGCAAACATGGATGAAGACTTGGCTGCACCCACAGAAGCTGCATTACGCAAAGCGGCAACGCCATACAAAGTGTCAGAAGTAAACAGAGTAGCCAAATACTCTTGTTTGTACTGAACTTGTGAACGCACACCAACTTGCTCAACCAGAACCATAGAGTCCTTGTGGCCCATCAAGCAGACACGAGCAATAGCAGAACCGCTAGTTGGGAAAGCGGCTGTTGCAGATGCAGAGTCAGCATTGCTGGAGGTAAACACAGGGATACCATACAGGTTGCCGATTTCACCATTACGGATAGCATCGCCATTACCAACAAATGCTTGTTCGGTGTAGCGAGCCAGACCCATCAGGGTGTTGCGGCTTGATGGAGGAATGACGAAGAAACGATTGTCCATAGGAGTATCGTTGTCATCCAAACGCTGAATAGTGCGGCGAATAGCGGCATCAGTCAGAGCAGAAGCGTTACCAGTGTTGGTGTTGGCTGTGTAGTCAAAAGTGGTTGTACCGTCACCACCAATGAAGGCAGAACCGTACTGAGCACCAGTAGAACCACCATTAGCAGTACGACCCAACTGAATCAAGTCGGTATCAACTTGACGAGCCAAGGCGTAACCAGCATCAGCAGTGTAGAACTGACGCATGGAGTTCAGAGCTTGTGCTTCCACGATGTCTTCGATCAAGCGGCTGTACTCATAGTGCTTGTTGATAGACACGGTGACTTCAGACTCAGTAGCAGCAATCAAAGTGACTGCTGTCTCAGCGGCTTTGGCAGAAGCAGAACCACGGGTAGGTGCAGGAATGTGAACGGTGTCACCTTTCTTGCCCTTGAAGTTCATCTTCATAACCAAGTTCGCAAGAACCAAGTTTTTCTTATAAGCAGCTACGATTTCATCTGACCAAATTTCTGGGATGAATGTTGCGCCTGTGGTGGTAGTAACTGAGTTACTAGGGGAAAATGATGTTGCCATG